TGATGCCTGTCCAAGCAGTGCCAAGTGACCCCAGCATCATCAGAATCGCTGGGTTGCCGCTATCGACCTTGCCAAACAGCATCATGCCAAGGATACCAAAAAAGCCAACAGTGACAATTGCAGCAAGCGCAGGCGGCACGATTGATCTTGTCGCTGCTTGCATGTCACGCGCAGACTTGCGATCTTCTACAGACAACTTTTCAAAGTTTAGGCCAAGCTCTTGCGCTTGTTTTTGCAGCTCAATCTCTGCAATCTTGACTTGAGCAATTTGCTCTGCTGTCAGCTTGTTGTTGGAGATCAGGTCGCCCACCTTGTCGGGGTCAACGCCAATGGCCTTAGAGATGGCAGACACAGCCATGCCTGCTAGTGGGCCACCCATCGCCGTGGCGATTGTCGGTGCAATTTGTTTTAGCCAATCCATTACTGTTTACTCCTTGATAACATGGTTGCTGCAATTTGTAGCATGGCACGGGTGCTCTCCATGTCTGCTGGCTCTGCTGCCCAGCCGACTGTGATCTGTCCTACAAACCGGCCAGGCTCAGGCGGCACTGAAATGCGGCATGTAAAGGCTACCCCCCTTGCAATATACCAAAGCCCCATTTCACTTTGTGCTGACTTGTATTCGCCGCAAGGAATCTCGTTTGCCATCAGCTTGACAACATCGCTGTTGTTGGCCGCGTTCTGAGTGAACAGCCCCACGTCCAGCCCGTCATTGGTCTTGTCTCTGCCGTTCTTGCCGTAGGCGCGGTACAGAACCCGAGTGCCAAACATGCTGTTGACCTTGAAGACCGCCACCACCAAGGCGTTGGATTGCTTGAACAGGTGGGCGGCGGCGTCTTCTACGCGGTCTTCAGCGATGGACGGAATCTTCTTGGACTCCTTGTAAGCGCCGATCAGAAGTTCTTGGTTCGTGTATACAAAATAGCCGGCAAAGGTCAGCACGGCCATCAGTACCATTGCGAACAGACGGAAGGGGCTGGACACATAGGCCAGCACCTTGTCAACCATGCTCAAGTGTTCAGCGCTCATTTTTGTTGCTCAAGGATGCCAATGGTGAAATACAAAATCACTCCAACCAAGCTGAAGAAGATAACCACCATCAGCGTAAGTTCAATGGCCTCATCTACTTCTTTTTTTCGCCTTGCAGCAGCCTCACGCTCACGCCGTGCATCATGCGCTGCCTCTTTGTCTATGCTGGCGGCACGGGCAACGATCTTGGCCCACACATCCATTTTATTCGCGCTGAAAAAGAGCATTTTAATTTGCTCCTCATAATTTCGCATTTCTTCAATTTTTAGCTCTAGCTCAATTGCTTGCGCCATTGCAGAGCCTTTGAAGCCTTTGCTCTTTGACTGTTGAACAATTTGAATGGCTTGAGATTTAGCCGTAAAGAATTGGCCTAGTACGCCACCCAAGCTCTCTAAGTCTTTTGTGGTTTGAACGGCAGTTTTTAATAGCTTGACTGCTGAACTTACAGCAAGTAAACAGCTTACGGGGTCTATCATTTCTTCTCCCGCCACTTCAAGCACCACACCAGCAGCCGGTCAGGTGTCCATGTCCACTTAATGCACTCAAAAACGGGCGATTGCGCCGCTGGCGGTGGTGGCGGCAGCGCTTCCATGACTACATCACAGCATCTTTTGGATGAGTTGAGCAGCAAAGCCTGGGCCAAGCAGCGTGACAGCAATCAGCGCATATAGGATGTATTCAATGCGGCTCATGCGCTTGCTACCTTGCTCAAAGCCCCTTTGGATCGCTTCGTACCTGAGACTGCAAATCTCCTCGTGCGTAGCCAGCCGAGCGTCTGTTGCGTCAATCTGGTTCATGGCATTGCTTGAGCCGCTACTTGAGCCTGATACGCCGCAACCACTTCAGCAGTCCAAGCCGCATTGCAGATCGCCACGACATTGGCTGGTACGCCTGTCAGGTCTTGTGCTGGCGTCAGGCTGGTGCGGTGAAAGGTCTGGCTGATTTGATTGCCGTCTTCCATGATGCGAGTTGCCTCGCGATAGAGAACGATGCCGTTCTCAGTGACAGTGATCTGGTCTACATTGGTTGTTTTAGTAAGTGCCACAATGTTTTCCTTAAGAAGTAAAATAGGTAACTGAAAAATACAGGCTACCTGATGCGCCGGTAGCAGTAGACGAATACATAGTTGCCGTTCCAGGGTTTAAATACAAATTTGAATTATTAGTGGCAGTGTTTGTTATAACCCCTGTTGCGCTTGCACCAGATAAAACTGTAAAAGGCAAGCTAGTACAAACAATTCCCGACCCAGATGTGGTTATAGATGTAGCGCCGGTGACTACGCCAATAACTGTTACTGAACGACCTGTTTTTGTATAGAATCCTGAAGAAGAAAAAGCACCAACAACAGTTAAGCCAGCGCCTTGATTTGGTGTCCAAGTTCCCTCCTCATAGTCATCCAGCGTGTTCGCGTCAGCGCTTGGGACTTGCGTAGCGGGGAAGGTGATGCCGTTCAAGCTCGGGGTTGTGCCAGAGACAACAAGCGCACCCGCTGCGTCAGGCAGAGTGATCGCCCTGTTCGTGTTGGTAGCTGGTGGCGTGATGGTGATGATGCCCGTCCCGCTTAGGGACAGCATCTCAAGCTGGCTTGCTGCAATTGTTCCGTTAGCCATTACATTGCCTCCATGATGGTTTTCAGTGCAGCCACATCAGCAGCAGCGTCAACAGCAGTTTGCATTTCGGCGTACTTGGTGCGGATAGCAGCACGGGCGGCTTCAGCAGCCACTGCCTCAGACGGGATGGTGGCCTTCACATCCAGCGGTGCAAACTCAGCAGCACGGGCGACTCTACGCGCATCATGCGTGATGGCCTTGGCTTTGGTCAGGTCGATTACGATGCCCATGTCCATGCTCCTCTGAATGTACGATCTTCTGGAATGTCTGCTGTATCCACGATGGCGTACTCAGCGCCTTCGGGAATGTCTTTCATGCAGGCTTCAATGGTGACAGCGGGGATGATGATCGCCACGCCGCCGTCTGGTGTTTTGTAGATGATTCTTTGGTTCATGGTGTTCTCTTATCTAAATATGGATACATTCATAAATGAGGAGTCAGTCAATGTCCCAGCGGCATCACGCGCCGATAGCCGAAAGGCGGCTGCTGTAGGAGTACCTTGAACACCGCTATATAACAAAGTGGTGGCCGTACCAACCCCTGCGTAGTTAGCATCAGGCATCGAGGTAGTAAAGTTCACTGAGTAGTCGCCCGTTCCATTGTCAGTAATGCTTGATACATTCCCGCTTCCAGAAATCGCCACAGTGCCAGTGCCGTTGAAGTTTACCCAAGCCCTTGCCGCATACAAAGGCGCAGTACCCGATACAGTGGCAAACTGTGCTGAATTAATGTTAGGCGTGGTCAGCGTGGGGCTGGTCAGCGTCTTGTTGGTCAGCGTCTGAGTCGCAGCAATACCCGCCACTGTGTCAGTAGCATCAGGCAGCGTCAGCGTCTGGTTTGTGTTTGTGACAGGGGCTAACAGGGTGACCGTACCAGTTCCCGTCGCACCCCCTTGTACAGCTAAAAGTGACAAATTATTCTCCTTTGCCGCTGAACCACGGCGTTAGACGACCAAGATTAAATTCGACTGGTTTGTTTTCTGGTAAACAAAACACATTGATTTCGCCGTTGGTGTACCATTTCTTTCCTTTTGCAAGACCACCAATTTTTCTTTTGTGTTCTTCAGACAGCGCGGGTCTTTTTACGCCGGTTTGTGCAATAGAACGCATTGCGCGTTCTTCTGCGGATTGTACGCGCCCACGATTTTTTGCACTAATACGCGCCACAATTTCTGGCGGCATTTTTTTACCGCGCCGGTATGTGTTGCCTTTGTTTGCGGCAAGTAGTTTTGTTTTTTGCTCTAGCGAAAGAGGCGCACCTTTGTTGGTTGGTGGCCTGCCCAGCGAAGCGCTTCGTAACTTTGCCAATACTTCTTCGCTATAGATGCCGGTCAGCCCTTTATTCCAAGCTGTTCTGCCGCGAAGATTTGGCCTTGCCCCAGAATTAACCGGAGGGTAGCCACCGCCAGCAGTCAAATTCCAGCCAATCTTGTCGGCAGGGCGTAGCTTGCGTTCAATGTCCAAGCAGTAGTCTTTGCCAGCCATCAGCAGTACCGACTTGACCATGTTGTCCCAGCCGTGCTTTTTAATCGCATGGCGCAAGTGAGCGTTTGTGCCGTTTTCCATGCCCTTATGAGAAGCAAACCGCTGTTTGACATTACCAGACACGCCAATGTACCCCTGCGACATCATGTCGGTGTGGGATGCTTCGCGTATCCAATACACGACAAAGCTCATGCTGCCTCCAGTGCGGTGATGCGGGTTGTTAGGGCTGTGATGATTTTGTTCATATGTGCTTTCATCAGCAAGCCATCAAGACACAAGGCACACAGAATGAACCATCTGCGTAGGTGCAAGTGACATGGGTTGAAGTGACCTTGGCAACAGTCTTAGACCGCACGATGTCATCGCCCTGTGGCTTGGCTGTGCCATCACCAGCAGACATGAGCAAGTCACCACGGGCAACAGTCACGCCCTGTGCAATGCGGATAATCATGTCGCCCGTCATTGCCATGTTAATTTCGTCTACATCGTGGTCATCGTCATGCGTCCAGTTGACAAACACACCAGCAACATTGGCATCGCCTTCAACATCAGACACCTTGACTTTGTTTAGCTGCTCGTTGTCTACAGGGTTGCCGTCAGCGTCTGTGTAAACATTCATTTCATCAAGGTTGGACAGCACAGTGCCTTTAACCAGCGTATCGTCTTTTGGTGCTGTGGTCTGCGCCCAGCGTGATAAGTGACCGCCGTTGTATGAAACAGTTGTGCCAGAAACAGAGATTGAGCCTTCTTGAGTTGTTGCTTGAAAAAAGCGTACTAAATCTCCATCATCTGCCAATCTGTTTACATATAAACAAGGAGCAGCACTTCTAGTAAACGCGCCTTCTCCAAGTGCATAAAGTTCAACACCTGAATTTCCTAATGCAAGAGCAGCCTTCCCCACCATCATGTTACCGCTGGAGTCGATACGGGCGCGTTCTGTGCCGTCAACCCCAAACCCAAGAAAGGTGCTTGCACCCAAATTGTCTGGGTCAGCCTGTAACGAAATGGAGTTAGAGCCTGTTGCCTCTAAATGCAACCTACCCGCAACAGTAGTGTCTCCGTCTATCAACGCAATACCAAAGTCGGAGCTACCAGATGCCCCCTTTACCTGCAATGCAGCGCCGTTAGTACCGCCAACACTTGCCGTCAGTCCAATCAGCACATGACCAGCAGAATCAATCCGCATAACCTCCCCACCACCTTCAGCAAAAGCAATGGTGTCAGCCGCAGGAAAGAAGATGCCGGTGTTTGCATCAGTGCCACGAATAGCAGGGGTCGCTGCCGATCCGTCAATATCAGAAAGACCCTCAGTGCCACTTAAAATTAAAGTCATTTTGCTGCTCCTGTTTTGTAAGATTTGGTATTGGCAAAAGAGC